TAAAATCATAACAGAAAAAGAATGATTTAACAATGCCAAATAATAGTATAAAAGATATTAAAGATTATGTTTCTCGTCATAAGGGTGTGCAAAGGACAAATCGTTTCGATATTGGTTTTATAAAGCTTCCGGCTGCTCCAGCAGCTCATGTAGACTCTTCATCATTTTATCCAGTACAAGCGGTAACAATTGGTGGAAGAGGAATGGAGTTTGTAGCAGACAATCTATCTGGATTTAAAAATGGTAGAATTCAACCAAGATCCCAAAAAATTACAGAAGAAGTATTAATCACTTTTTCTGTCACAAATGATAGTCATATCTTAAAAATGTTTAATAGTTGGTTTAATTATTTGTATTCTGGTTCAAGAGTTAAGGGAACTGGTGCTGATTTGACATTAAAATTTAATGTGCCATATTATAATGATGCTGTAAAAAATGTTGGAATGAAAATAAGATTATTAGATCCCAATGGTGGTACAAATTTAACTTACACATTTTATGAAGTAATGCCAGCAGAAATGTTTCCTCTTACACTAGATATGAATGCAAAAGAGCCTGGTTATCTAACTCTACAAGTTCAAATGGTATTTAAAGAATTTAGACAGGATTGATTATGAATATAATAAGTGAACTCAATAACGTATTGCCTTTTTATTCTATTGAATTGCCTGTAAGTAAAATTACAGTACAATTTACTCCATTCAAAGTAAAAGATATAAAAAATATTTCAATTATTTTGCAAGAAAATAATAAAAAAATTGCATACGATGCAATGATAACTGTATTAAAAAACAATACTAAATTATCAGAAAAAGAATTATATAATTTGTGTTTGGCGGATGCAGAGTATCTATTTTTGTACATAAGATCTAAAAGTATAGATGAGGTGTTGAATTTAATATTCAATGATCAAAAAATAAAAATTAACATTTCAGAAATTAAAATAAAAAATTCTTTACAAAATAAAACAATTGATATTGGTGATTCAATTAAACTGTTTTTAAAAACTCCAAATATAAAATTATTAAATAAACTCGACAACTTTGAAAAAAATGATTATTTTAAAGCATGTATTCAAAAATTATCAATAAAGAATGAAATATATGATTGTCAAAAATATATTCCAGGGGAGATAAAGGATATATTAGATAATATGCCAATAAAAGTTTTAAATGAGTTGGAAACATTTATAAAAAATGAACCAGAGTTGTTTGTAAATCTAGAAGATAAAAAAACAAATGAAGTTAAGGAGGTATGTGGTATATTAAATTTTTTTATCTTTCGGTAAAGTTTTTTGATCTTATAGATTTTTATAAAACAAACTTTACCTTAATAAACAATTATAACTGGAGTGTGCAAGATTTAGAAAATATGTATTATTGGGAGAGAGAAATATATGTTCAATTGTTGAATTCATATATTGAAGATAAAAAACAAATGATGGAAGAAAAAAAATTTAGAGAAAGACTAATGTAATGGATAGAGATCAAGATAAATTTTTATTAGACATACAAGCAGAAAAACAATCATTCAGTTCAATGTTAGACACTGAAGATGATATGGCTGATTATACAGAAAGTAATAAAAATATATCAAAACCGATATTTGAGGAAGTACAGACTCAACAGATGTCGATGCCAATTATGGAAGATGAGTCTCTTAATTTAAATTTTTTAAATGATCAAAATAAAACTTTAAAGGATGATTCCTTAAGAATTGAATCATCTATGACCGGAGTAAATTATGATTCAGATATTTCCTCCATTGAAAATTTACAAGAACAAATTTTAAAAAATAAATCAGATATTGGAGAAATAGCAACAGGCGTATCAAATGCGTATAATGAATTACACGCATTATCTACAAGAGAAAAAGAGGGCGATCCTTTTGAGGAAAGACCAACTGTGTTGCCTACAAATTTAATTTTTTATGATAGAATCAAACGAACTGTTGAAACAAATAACTTAAATTAAAAAAAGCCCCTTGCGGGGCTTTTTTCTTAGTCATTCTCCATTTCGGAGAAGTATTTTAGAGGATCCTTTTCCTCAATCTCCTCTGATGCCACTGGGTCCTCAGTAACATCATCCTCAATCGTCTTCTCAGTGTACTGGGCACGGATATCGTCGCCAGTAGCCTTCTTTAGACGAGCCTGAAGCTCCTCATAGCTCTTAAACTGACTCTTATCAGTAAACTCCTTGAGAGAGTACTGCTTCTTCCAAAGTTCCTCAAGCTTCTTGTCGTCACCACCGAATAGTGGGGCTGGTGCTGCAAACTCTGAACGATCATAGTTTACATAACCACCGACATTGCGAATCTTGATCTTAAAGTCTGCACCTGTCCAGAAGTTGAACGGATCGACGGCGACTTCGTCTTGGTACTCTGGGTGAGCAAGACCCTGAATTTTCTGGAAGATCTTAGTACCGTACTGATACAAAAAGTTCTTACCCTTATTTTCTGGATTTGCTGGATCCTCAATAACAAGAATATTGGAAATGTATGCCAACTTACGCTTACGGCTACGAGCGATATTCTTATCATCCTCAATACCGCTATTCCAAAGTTCTGTATTGGCTTGGCAGATTGGGCACTTCTCGCCAAGGGTGGTCGGACAGTTCTCAAATAGCCAGCCGCCCTTGCCTTTAAAGGCATGGCTGTAAAGTGCGACGAATGGGGCATCCTCGCCCTCAACCTCCGGTAGGAAGCGAATTACGGCGTATCCGTTGCCAGCCTTATCGATTCCGGGCTTCCATAGACGGTCGTCCTTGTAACTCTCCTTGGAGTTCATCTTGTCAAGACGCTCGGTTAGGGATGCGACTGAGTTCTTACTCTTCTTCTTAAAATCTGAAAATCCTGCCATATAGTATCTTTCCCCGAGGAACTACCTCGGCCTAATAGTTGTCTATATTATATATCGTGGTTTTAGTTAGTCAATCGGAAGCTTACGAGATTTAGATTTTTTAATCAGATGTCGTTCCTGTGCTTCATATTGAATTTTTTCAATCAGAGGTTTAGTAAGAAGTTTGCCAGCAGCAGATGGATCTAGACCCATTTCTTCTGAAAGTTCAAGAACACAATCCATAAATGGTAATTTTGTGGATTTTACTCTTGCCAATACTTGGTTTGAAAATTTTTCTTTGGCGTTATCGTCTATGTACATATTACAGTATACCTCATAATTATAAAAGTTCAATAATTATTTTGACCTAAATATTCTAGATCTATTTAAAGGAACACTATGGCATCCGATATTGATGATAACATTATTATTGAAACTTCTGGATTAACCGCAGCAGTTGCCACCGATGTAGTACAATTTGGTGGAATGACTGCACATTTTCAACTAATAAAATTGGCACATGGAATTTGTGGGTCCGCCACCGTAGTATCTTCTGCAACACCACTTCCTGTTGTAGTTTCTGGTGGAATGACTGCTACCATTGCTGGATTTACCGGAACAATTCAAATACAAGGTGCTGCCAGCGGGTATCCAGTTGCTGTAACTGGAACTGTAACCACAACAGGATTATCGGCATCACCTGTTTACGTTACCACTGCAACTGGTTCTAGAGTAGAAATTACTGGTGGAATTCCTTTAACAAAAACAAAAGATGCAATATCTGTATACGGCCCAGCAGGATTAACATATGTTTACGTCCACTTGGTCGATGCTTCCGGCAACTCTTTAAGTTACACAAACAGAGCATTAGATGTTAATATCACTGGTGCTACAATTAATGCCACAATCCCATCTACAGTTACTGTAGTTGGTTTGTCTGGAGCAACTGCAGTAGGCGTAAGTGTGGGCAACACAGTAGGTATAAATGATACCAATATTCTTACTGGCATGACCGCAATTTATGGTCAAATTGTAGGAATGAGAACTGACTTGGGTGGGTTTGCAGTTGTTCGTCCAACTGCATTTACCAACGGTCGCGTAAGTGTAACAACATCTCAATCACAAATGAACAGTGGTGGGTATACTTGCTCTTCTGGAGTAAATATTAAAGCACTTTCAACAAATACAGACTTTGTTTACATCGGAAATACTTCAGGATTTATTGGAGGATCTTCAGGGTATGCTTTAGATCCTGGTGAAAATGTATTCTTGGATATAGTTAACACAAATAAAATTTGGCTACAAGCAGCATCAGGAACACAAGTAATAACATTCATGGCTTCATAATATGCCATCAGTATCCATTTTAAATAAAGTAAGATCATATAAGAACTATGGCTTGATATTTCAAGGCAACACATATGATCCTTTATTTACAAAAGGATGGCTACTTTCGGCCCCAAGTGTTTCTATACAAGGTTCTACTTGTTACATAGACTATTCGCAGTCATATGACTCATCTGACAGAACTTTTTTAAAAAGAACATTTGGAACTCTTTCTTCTGGTAATACATTTTATTTTCAATCAACAGAATATTATGATCCAATAACAAATACAAGAGGTTCTATAGGCGGTACTTGTAATTTTAGTTCAACATTGAATAATGGAAAAATTATAGTATCAACAATTGCCTCCGGTCTTACATATTCTTCTACATATAATTTTTATAAAAAAGAAAACTTTGTAACACCTGTCCAATATACATTTTCTACCTCGGGCGCAACATCTAATAATTTTATATTAAGCACCTTTCCACAAACAACATACACAACATTTAAGAAAATGGGATTTATAGGAAGCCAATTTGGTTTCCAAGAATACATTGATGTTTCTGGTGCCACGGGAAACAATACAGGAAGAATAGTTGTTGTTGGATCCGCTGTACTGAAAGACAACCAAGAAGTTTTATACTTATCATCATCATTAACAAATCAATCTTTAATTTCAACTGCATCCGATCTTTACATGTATATTCGTGGGTATTCAACTGTTACTGAAATAGAACAACCAGAAAATATAACAGGAATTTACAGAATCCACGATACTGATAATAAATTAATTGATTGCTATGAGAATCAAAATTATTATCAAACATATTTAAGAAATCAGGCTCTTGGATCAACATTGTCAGGCTATTGGGTTGAATGTGAAACATGCCCAGACAGCATATATGGATCAGATGTAATCAGTGATGGAACTCCAAATAATTTATTATTTGATAACAATCTTTTCTTATTTGTTGAACAAGTAAGCACAGTATTCTCATCTACATTTGTACCTACTTTAACATATGCAGCATACACACAAAGAGGGTACAGTGGAACTGCACAAAGTGCATCAAGATTGACATTTACAATAAGTGTTGGTTTAAAAATTGATCTGAGTCATGCATCGTTGCAGGGATGGTCATTTGATGTATTTACTGATGTAAATTGTACAAATAAACTTGTAAACAATATTTTTATATCTGGTCAACCAGGGTACGATCAGTCTTATGTTCTTATCAAGAATGCAAGTGATTTGCCAAGAACTCTTTATTGTAAACTTAATGGCCCACAATCATTGACTCTTATAATAAATGTATAAGCCCCACCATTTCTGGTAGGGCTTATAGTTTAATTTTTATTAAATTTTAACGAACGCGGTTACGAGTAACCTTGTAGTAAGTACGGCCATTCTGTTCCATACGAACTACAGTGTAGTTGCTGTCCATCCGATCAAAAGCCTCACGGAGGTCGTGCATCGTTGCACGCATATTCTGCACACGGAAACGCTTGCGGGCCTCGCTGGCGGTTAGAGGACGGCCAGAACGCATGTAATCAAACACTCTCTGAATCTTGGTCGGACGATCAACAGTAGTAATTTCCATAACACTTTCCTTTCTTATAAGAAGTTACTACAATATAGCACGCAATCCTTGACTGTCAAGTATTATACTAAATAATATGGCTGAGGAGGTCCTATGGCACCAGGAAGCATTCAGTTCGTAAAGTTTGTGAGAAATCACTTAGAACAATACGGTGGAAATTTAATAATTGGTAGGGGAAAAGACGTAAATTGTAATGGTATTATGTGTCCCGGTTTTTTTGATGACCGTAAAATTTTAATCAAAGTTGCTGGTAATGGAGAAGGGTTTTTATCTACCTTAGTCCACGAATATTGTCATTTTTTGCAATATATAAATGACATCAAAATTTATAAAAAATCTGATAAAGCTTCCGTAATAGTAGAAAATTGGCTTCTTGGAAAAAATTACAACCCTCAAACTTTAAAGAGGGCTTTTTTCTTGGTACGTGCTATGGAGCGCGACTGTGAAAAAAGAGCAATGAAATTGATAGATGAATTTAATCTACCAATAGATAGAAAGTTTTATGCCAAGCAGGCTAACTGCTATATCTACACCCATTTCTTAATGGAAGAAACCAGAAAGTATTGGATGTATAAGAAGAGTCCTTATAAGAGCCGAATTGTAATGAAACTCATGCCTTCAACTATGAAGGTCAAAAGTCACGTTTCAATTCCACCTAAGATTTATTCTGCTCTGATTCCTTTTGTAGATGCTCGACTGCTACTGGAACAGTGAACTTGGTAAAGATGTCTGCGCCATATGGCCAGCGATCATTTTTATCAAGCATCCCACATCTTTCTAACTCATTTAAGTGATCTTCAAGCCCTTTGATTGTAACTTCATCAATGGGCCATTTGATCTCTTCATCTTCATTTTTAGATGGGGTTGGAGTTGTGTAATGTTCTGCAACTACAAGATCTGCAACCTTGGCTAGATTACCAGATACATCAAGTGCCTTTGCACATTGAAAAAACAGATCCTTCTTTAAGGGATCTGTTTCCTTGCGAGCTAGAGACCGAATTTCGTAAACTAACTCTGAAATCTTCATTTGTACTCCTGTGCTCAGGTGAGCGTCAGGAGATACTTGGTTTGCTGAACCAGACCAAGCATCTCATCACGTATATTTAACAGTGCTGTTTGGTCTTCGTCCAATTCTTCTGGAATTTCTTTAATCAAAAATTCTTCTAAAGAATTAATTACTTGATCTATAGAAGTTCTAAATGGTCCATTTAATTGAAGTTCTGTAATTTGTTTAATTTCTTCTCTGCCTGAAACTCCAATATAAGTTTCAACAAAAGTATCAATTAATCCATCAAGACCTTCATAAAGTTTACCCAATGCTTTGTGTGCAGAATATGATTTAGTACCCCAGTGATGGAGTCTAATTTCATTTTGAAAATTCATTAATTTGTTAATACATTTCATGGTAAAATATTTATATATCTTTCTTTGAGTCAAATAAATTTTTAACAGATTGAACAAAACCTTTTACAGAATTTATTGCATCCTTTACATTAAATCCGTTACCTTTATCTGGTCCAAATTTTTTAAGTGGACAATATGCTTTTGGCATCCAAAGTTTATTTGACAATGCTGCTCTTGGATTTTTTGTTCCACAAGAACATGTTGTACACCAACCAATATCTTCTTTGTCTGGTGTTGGATTCATTCTTCTCGGGCAAGTCATGCAAATAGATTTTCTCTTTTTAAACACTCTATCTGATACTCTACCTTCAAAGAACTGTGATCCTTCTACTGTTGAATACTCTACGGCTTTTGTTTTAAATGAAGGTGTTCCAATGGGTTCTGGATATTTTAATTCAACTGGTTTATTGTTATTTGTTATTTCTACTTTTACTTCTGGTACAGATTTTCTTTGCAAACAACTGTTACAGTCTTTTGGAGTGGGGTTGTTCACCACATTTAAACTACATGATGTGTTACATGTAATCTCATCATGTGACCAATGTTCACAGTTAATTTTTTGTTTTGTTATAACAAAATTTGGACCATTTGGTTTACAATCGTATAAAGATTCTTGATATAAATTATTCATAATTATACAAATTTAACATTAGTAATTCTTGTCTGACACCTTACTGATGAAGATTCTACTGTCCAATATGCACCACCTGAACTGCATGGGTCTTCAATAACATTATATTGGGTGCAAATACTTGCACCAAAATTTTGATTTGAATTTCCTATCAGTGATTCTGTTTCATTTCTACAGAAGGAATTAAGAACATTCATTGGTGCATAATTTGTTCCAATATCTCCATATGGACTTGCATCATAATTTGGAACAAATACGGATGGATATAATTGTGGTGCATCTCCATTTGGATGTTCGTAATAATAATATGCTTTTGACCAATAATTTTTATATAAACTATAAGATATACTACTTTTATAATCTGTTGCGCATTCACATATGGGATGACAAAATGGTGGATCGCTGCCACACAAACTAGCATTGTCTAAATTAGGTGCAAACCCGACTTTTGCACCAACAACCCATGAAGTACTAGAAGGAGTAAACCAAAATTCTGTTTCTTGGTAATCCATGTATTCTCTAGTTACAGTTCCATAAAATGAATCGCCTGGAAGTACAGTAAATCCACCAGAAACAGATGAATCTCTAACAACTCTATCTGATAACCATAAATCTGGTTCATTTACTGTAAATGATATTCCAGATTTTAAATTATTTGATAACGCTAAAATAATTTCACCTAAAGTAACATATCCCTTTCCTGCGATTGTTGGATCTGGAACTATTTCCAATTGTTTTTCACACAATATCCAACCAATACCAGCAGCACTTGATTGAAGACCAACAGCCGATAACGGATCTGTTATTGATGGTTTATCATTTGGATGGCATCTTCGTATTCTTTGTGTGAATCCTAAAACTCTTCTATTGCATCGGTTTGGAGAATCTGAAACGTATTCTATAAATGCATTGCCACCAACAGTATATGGTGCGTAAAATAATCCAGTTTGGCAAGAAGTTGTATCCCACTTTACTGGTTCGTATAAACCATCGGGTCTAACGTTTACAGTATAATTAAATGGTCTGGAAGATTCCACGCAACCAAAACATCTACAACTTTCTGTACCAAAAGGATCAAGCACACAATCACAACATGGAGGATTTGTAGCAATTGCACATAATTCTGCTTCTGTACAATCAAACACATCAGTACATTCTCCTTTCCATCTAAATCCTGGATGTTTTTGTTTTTTGTCACACACAGAGGATTCTACTGAAATTGACCATCTTAATGGCGTTTCTCTCCACGCTCTTCCTTGTAATTTTACATAACATTGTCCATCGGGATCATCTCTATTATAATCATCACAATTTCCTTGACCTGTAGAACATAATTCAGATACTTCTGGAGGAACTTGATTATCCTCAGTTAAAGTATATTGAACTGGCAAACACCCTTGTTCATAATCTGTAGAAAATGGTGATGTTTGTGATAATGTTTCTGGAGTAGTTTTAAAGTCATACCAAAAATTTTTATTTTTTGTTGATTCCCAAACATAACCCTCAGACACAGACCAAAATATATCGGGCTTATCTTCAATGCCTTCGCAACAATATTTTGGTTTTACAACATCATAATTGCACCCCGGTTGCTGGCATGAATTACAAGTTAAACAATCTCCACCAATTATTTGGCATATTGGTCTTGAAATAATTGCCTCACAGCAACTATTCATTCTGTATGCATTTCCTGCAAGAGGTATGGGATTTCCCTCTTGGTCTTCAGTGGGCTCACCACTGTATGCTAAATTTGTGAGTTCGCCATCAACAATTCTTAAATTATCACAATAAACGCCCTGACATATACCATAGTAAATATAAGTCTCTCCATCCAAATCAAATCTTATAAATGGATATGTTGGATCAATATTATTGTCTTGTTTAAATGTTTCAATTGTTTGATATTGTGTATCTGTCAAACAGATGTACATCATATCTGGTATCTCTTTAGATAGTTCATTACAAGGACAATACTTACTTAACCATACTGCGGTTATTACACCGGGTACTCCTATTTTTTGTGGATTGTAGTCCACTCCAAAACCAAGGCTATTTTTACCTTCATCTTGAAATACATTTACTCCACCACCCATACCAGAATGATATATTGGAGTATTGGAATCTTCTAATTTATAATAAGCAATAAATGGATTGCATACATCTCCTGGACCTATATCTGTTCCATCTCTATTAAAAATAGAATCAGTTAAAGCATTTCCTGTTATTTCTGATTGTTTATCATCTGGCCAAAAGCTTGATCCTCCACCACCGCCGGATTGTTCTTCACCACCACCTCCACCGTAATTTCCACCTCCGCCTCCTCCAGAACTTTCCCAGCCTTCACCACCTTCTATTTTTTTTCCATCTTTTGCCCTTGGTCCACCGGCTTTACCACCAGATGTTTGTGATCCGGCACCACCTGGCATAGAACCAGATCCCGTAAAACCATTTGTTATACCACCATGGCCCCCAGCACCAAATGCTGCACCAGCACCACCTGCACCAGTTATTATTTCCCCTTCTTCATTTCCTTGAGCAGATATATTATATCCAAGAATAGAAGCGCCACCGCCATCATACGATCTTCCACCAGTACCTGGAGAACCTTCTAAAGATAGATCAGCAAGCAATCTGGATTGAGTTAATGCCGCATTTCCACCTTTAGGACTTCCAGAATTGTAATTATGTTGTGATCCACCACCACCACCTCTACTTAAAATAATTACATCTCTGGTTGAATCAAATTTTTGTATTGTTACATAGTTTGTTTCGGCACCTTGTTGTACTCTTTCAGGATACTGAGGTCCTCTTACTGTAAAATACTCTATTCCAAAATCAATAAATGATGTAACACCAAATAATTTTTGGTATCCCCCTGTTATGCCTTGAAAACCATCTGGACCGCCAAGTCCCATTTTACCTGGTGCAGTACTACCAGTTAACCAGTATAAACTATGTGTATCATAGTATCTACAAGCTACGGCAATATGGCGACCAGATGCATTACAACAACATGCTTTTTTAGGCATACACAGTCCTCGTTATGTATTTAGAGGCAAGTTATACCATTGTCTGTGGTGTAATAAATCTTATGAAAAACTTCAGAGCACCATTTGGAGCAAACAGGGCAGGGTTTAGAATTTCTAAAATGCCCAAATCTGTTGAATCTAAAATTTATCAGAACCAACTTTTCACCACGAAGACTTTTGGGAACTTTACGGAATGCATCCAGTTCAGAATGCATGTCAGCAGTTCTATAACCCAAACGCAAAGTACTGGGGTGAGTCTTAAAAATATTTTGACCCACAGCAATGACCTTGCGCTTGTACAGAACCAACGAGATGTGCTTCTTCTGTCTCTCCATAGCCATAGAAAGAGGCTTGGCGATAGGAAGGTAAATTTTGTTAATCGTGTCTATGTCCAATTTAATCCATCGTCAACTTCAACTTCGAAGCCGGTTCCACCGACTTAGAAGGAGTGACAAGTCCATTATTCAGATTAGAATCATACTGAGCCTTCAACTCTTCAAGAGGCTCAACGGTGAACGCCACAAAAGTTTTTGGAATCTGAATACCATTTGAAGTTTTGGCATACATCATCCAAGGCATCATTCCGATAGCACCTTTTTGCATTGGAATGAGAACTGCTGGATCTTTTAGAGTCCAGTGTGTATTGGTCTCTTCAAATCTTGCTAAAATTTCTTCACCTGAATTTAGTCTAAATATCTTTACGTTCATATGTTTCCTTTATATGGTTGTATTATAGCACTGATAATAGAAATGGCAAATAACAATATGAAAAGATTTAAACAATTTTTGTTGGAATCTCCAGCACCTCCAAATGTTCAAAGAGTTAAAGATTATATTTGGAAAGAAGAAACACAAGGAAATGAAAATAAAATTCGTAAAGTGTATTATCCACAAGAAAATGATCCGACAATAGCTGGAGGACACAGCTTCAAAGATTTAGAACATTCACGAAGAGTATTTGCTGAAGTATTTCCAGAAAAAATGAAAGAAAATCCAAATTGGGTTGATCAACTTGCCCAAGGCACTGCTAACATGGAAGATGATGAAATGAAAAAATTATTTGATCATGATGTAGAAATAAGATTAAAAAATTTGCCAAAGTTGATAAAAAACTTAAATGACATGAGTCCTGAAATGCAAGAAGTTTTGGCTTCATCTTATTATAGAGGTTCTTTGGGTGGATCACCCGAAACTGTTAGATTACTAAATGCAGGAAAATATAAAGAGGCTGCTGATGAATATGTTAGAAATGCAGAATATGAAGCATCAAGAACACAGACACCTCATCCAAAAACTAAAATAGTTCCTGGAAAAGGCGTTTATCAAAGAATGGATAGAGAACGTGAAGTTATGTTGGGTGAATTGGAAAGACAATCAAAAATGATGCAAGCATTAAATCAAAATATTACAAAACCATCAGCAAATACTGGTATGGTTATTGGTGGAGATGCAAGATCTCTTTCTATGAGTGGAGAATTATCTTATCCTGCTGGAAAATCCATATATCATTTTGAAAAACCAGTATCAGAAAAACCTAAAGAGCAAAAAGAAAATAATATAGAATATACTGTAAAACCGGGTGATAATTTAACAAAAATTGCACAAGCAAATAATAAAAATTTACAAGATATTATTAAATTAAATAATATTTTAGACCCCAATAAAATATCTGTTGGTCAAAAAATTAAATTACCAAAATAAATTAAAACGGAATAGTTTCTTTAATATTATCAATGCAACGCTCCACATACCATTGTGGAGCGTTGTTTAGTTTCCACTTTGCAATATCAACTTTAGCAGTAATATAGTACTTGCGATAGGCAACAACAGGATCTGTGTTTTTGCAGTCGTCTGGCATTGCCTGTGCAAACGGAGTAAGTTTAATTTTAGGAATATTCTTTGGCGGTTCGTATAGAGCACCCAAAAGAAGGGCCTCAAGCTTATGGACTTTACCATAGCGACGAGTGTATTCCTTGCACATGGCATATGCGTGCTTCCAAAGCCAAAGATAATTCTCTCGGCTTTCTCTTACCCAAATAGTGCAAGGATGATTGATCATAGTTGCCTTGAGTAGATCAGGCTTCTTTGATTCATAAGTTTTGTAAGTGCGCTTGCCAGTAACTGTAGTCTGCTGCCCATCCAAAACATGGTGGGCGGTAGACAGCAGTTGACAAGATTCAAGAATCATTTTGATGCAGTGTTTATCACACAGCATGTTTGCGGCAGTAACTGGATCGTTATCAACGACAAAAATGTTCATATTTCGTTCTGTTCAAATACTGTGTTAAGTTGGTGATTTACTCTGACTAGTTTACCATGAGTATACAACTCTGTCAAGTTAAAAGCACCAACATATGAACACGCTGAACGAATCCCACCAAGAACTTCTTGAACGGTATGATGGATAGATCCTCTGTAAGGTACTTCCACAGTTCTTCCCTCGGAAGCACGGTAATCCTTAAGACCCCCGTTGTATCTCTCGTTGGCAGTCTTGCTGGACATTCCATAATGAAGCATCGTGAGTGATGAGTTACTATTGGAGTGACGAATTTCTCCTCCACACTCGTCATGTCCTGCAAATGCGCCTCCAGCCATGATGAATGCTGCACCAGCAACAAAAGACTTTGCAAAATCACCAGGGTATACAACTCCGCCATCAGCGACTACCCCGACTCCTAGTTCTGCCCCAGCCTGTGAGCATTCTGCTACTGCTGACAGTTGAGGGTAGCCCACTCCGGCCACTCTCCGTGTCAAGCACATTGACCCTGACCCGATTCCAACCTTTATTAGGTCTGATCCAGCCTTGGCCAACAGTTCCATCCCCTCCGGTGTTACTACGTTGCCCGCTATCAGAATTGATGTTTTCCATTTGTTCCTCACTTTATTTACAAAATCAGCAAACTTTTCCATATAACCATTTGCAACATCCAAACAAATAAAAGTTGGATCTTTAATTTCTGCTGTATCAACATACAGCATACTCTCTTTATCCATACCAAGAGTCAGTGTAACATACGATTCAATCTCCGGCATTTCTCTCACAAGAGTTTCGTAATAGTTTCCACCCTTGCGCAAGCACGTAACCATCTTATGTTGATACAATGCTTTTGCCATAGCATGGGTTCCAATCGTTGACATGTTAGATGCCATGATTGGAACACCTTTCCATGTTCTACCACAATTAAAAATAGTTTCAACCGTAAGATCCACATCCTTACGAGAAGAAACTCTTGAGCTTTGCGGAACAATAAGAACGTCGGAATAATCCAATTTTATATCTTCATGTAAAAACATAAGCCACCTATTATGACACAGATTAATTATATGTCAATTTTTATTTTCTATTCTCTTGATAGCATCTTTAAGACTCAACATACATTGTGCAAGTTCTTTAGATGTTATCTGCTCACGTAAATAAGCCTCGTACTTATTAATGATAATTTTTGACTCACGAAAGAGTACGGCATACATATGGTCAAGGTTTTTTTGTTCCTCTGACATCAATACTATTTATTCTAGATCCATTGTTTCGTCTCTTACGAATTTTATTAATCTGGACATATAAAAGGAATTCCATGTTTTTTTATGAATGTCCCAGAGCACAACCCTATCCCCTTTTAATGGAGAAAAAAAGTTTTGTCTATTTTCGTATTGTGATTCTGGAATAAAATTTGCATTTAATGTTCCAACACTTTTTCCGCTGCTTCCATTAATTTTTAAGTAAAAAAATGAGCAGACACCCGTTAAGAGTTCTACAATAGTTTCACTGGAAGATATGTGGGTTGATGTGTATATTGTATTATTATCGCTTATTATACTAACGTCAACAACATAGTCGTACATTGGATCATATTCTACATTATTAAATTTTAAATCTTTTTCTTTTGTAAATGCATCATAAGATCCATATATTTTTTCAATGTATGATTTAAATTCTTTATCTTCAGATTCTAAAGATTCGTAGACATTTTTTTGTTTATCAGATCCATAATATGGTTCTGCTTGTCCCATATAAGAAATACTGGATAAGTTTCCTGACATAAACTGAGATTCTAACTTTTGTGCAACGTTTGGCACAGATTGTTGATTGTTCTGTGCATTTACGACATTTTCTGAATTGTTAGTTTCTTCAGCCATTTTTATTTCTTGACATGTTTATTTTATATGGTACACTCCGATAAAACTCTAAAGAACCTATAATACTACTTTATAGTAACCTATATAAAGATTATCTAAAGGTATCATTAGGTGGTCTAAAGTTACCTAATAGATTACCTCTAAGATCATTTGATGGAGTTATTTGTTGCGGAACCATATTGACATTTGCATTTGATCGTATATACTGTTCCGATAAAGGACTCGGACGATTCTTGTATTTTTGTTGAACTTTTCTTATTGTATCTTCTAATGCACCCATATAAATATTTATACCTTCTCCGATAGCTCAGTAGGTAGAGCGGAAAGCTGTTAACTTTCATGTCACTGGTTCGAATCCAGTTCGGAGAGTTTGGAACTTTTTATGATTGAACATGTAGACATTATTTACGGTCTTGCCTGGGGTGACGAGGGCAAGGGAAAGATCTCAAACGCAATTGCTAAAGACTACGATATGGTCTGTCGTTGGAATGGCGGTCCCAACGCAGGACACACCGTATGGATAAACAATGTAAAATACAAAACCCACATCATACCGTGTGGAATTTTTGAAGATAAACCTTCAATCATTGGTCCTGGATGTGTTCTTCACATTGATAAATTTTATAAAGAACTTAGTTATCTCCATCAAAATGGATTTAACATCGATCTTGTAAAAGTTTCTCCAAGAGCCCATATCATTACAGATGATCACATCGAATATGATTTGAACAACCTAAAAGGCAAACTTGGTACAACTGGTCAGGGTATTGCTCCTTGCTATGCTGACAAGATGCTAAGAAAGGGAAAACGCGCCGAGGATGTTTTTTCGCGCAACTTTCTTTGGGATGAAAAACTTGAAGGTCGCATACTTTGCGAAGGTGCTCAAAGCGTATGGCTGGATATTGACCACGGTGATTATCCATACGTAACTTCAAGCACTACAATGCCTTATGGTGCTTGCTCGCTTGGGTTCTCACCAAAGAAGATTGGCAAACTTATAGGTGTCGCAAAGATATATGACACCAAGAGCGGTGTAGATCCACTCTTTCCAGAGACGCTGTGGGAAGACAAAATCCTCAACCAGATCATTCAGGAAGGTCAGGAATTTGGTTCTACGACCGGTCGCAAGCGCCTAGTCAACTGGCTGAATCTTGACAAACTTATTGCTGCAATCAAACTTTCAGGATGCACAGACCTATACATCAACAAGTGTGATGTTCTTGAAACGGTTGGTGAGTACAGATTAAAGTTTGAGGGGCAGATGGTAAACTTTCAAGACATCCAAACAATGAAAGATTTTATCAAATTTTTCATCAAAGAACAAACTGATGCAACTGAAATTAATTTTTCAGGAAGCAAAGAATATGCGCATATCTAAATATTTGCATGTTCTTCAAAGATGATTTTAACCACCTATCACCAAATATTAGAGACAATCATTATCTCCTTATAGAAAAATTCAAAAAAGAATTACGCAGGGGAGACAAGGGTAGACTTGAAAAACTTTTGGCAAAAAAAGAAAAACGTTTAGATGCTCTAGAAGCAAAAAATAAACGTTTGAGAGAATTATCATATCCTGCTAAAATAGATCCAAATGATCCTGTAGTTGGAACGGCGGGTGGGATGCTTGATTGGGAATCTAAAAAAGAACTTTCCCATCTAAGAGATATTAATAAAATTAAAGCAGCTTTGAGAGAACAAATGATGCCTAAAGAGGGTGAAAACACCCTTGATATTGATTTTCAAGAAAAACAAAAGAAAAAAGATGAAATAAAAGCTCAAAAAGTCGAAAGACAAATTGAGAAAGTAGATGATGAAGCAGATCAAAGTCACATATAAACATGAACTACCTAACAAACTATTACAAAAATTTAGCAGAATCACTTCAACAAGAAGTTAATATTCTTGAACAATTATTAAATGAGTCTGGATATAAAAAAGCCATGCGCAGTAAAAATCCAGATCGTATTAAAAAAGAAATTGCAAGACAAAAAAACAGAAAACAAGATGTGTATTCACGTAAAGAAAAAGCTGACCGTGAAAAACGTGAAGCCGAGTATGAAGGTGATAAACAACTTGCAAGAATAAGAGAAAAAGATTCAGACACATATTACAATACCGCATTAGCACATGATGACAATCTTGATAAACTTTCAAACAAAAGAGATAGGCTTTTAGGAAAAGTTCAACAAAATTGGTCACCAATGGCTAGAATGTATTTTCATTCTTAAAATTATAAATAATAAAAAGGTACACAGATGAATTACTTAACAAACTATTACAAAAATTTAGCAGAATCATTACAAGAACAAGTTAATGAACTAGAAAATTTAATTCTAGAATACAAAAAATCGAGAACTCAACGCGTTGATATTCACGACGTTGAAGATAAAGGTGAAGACGCACCAATGATTCACGGTAGAGTTGTGACCAAGAAGGGTAATCCAGCAGGCAAGGGTGCTGCAAAGGAAAGAAGTGTATCTTTCTATCCTTCTCAAGCATTTAAGACTATTCAAAATTATCCAGGCCATCAAGAAGGAGATGCTTGGGACATAATCAGCAATGCAGGACGCCCAACTATCGAAAATAACCCAATCTATGCAAATCTTAGGGCTAAAGGACCAGCGCTAGAAGTAAAAAGAGGTGATATAGTGGCTGGACTAGAAAGAGGCGAACCAAGACCTAAAGGTGGACACGAAAAAGGAAAAGGCAAGAAGACTGCAAAGAAGCGCGAAGCAATGCGTAAAGCAGGACAACAAAACGAGTCCATGACATATCTACAAAGATTGTTAGACGATCTCGACCAAGAATAAATTTTTAGTTAAAATTTTAAATAACAAAAGGGTCCCAGAAATGGGACCCTTTTCTATTGGCCTAAAATGACTTATAGGCTCACTTAGCAGCAGGAGTCTCTACGGCTGCTGGCTTGACCTCGACGGCCTTAGAATGATTGCTAGCAGCCCAAAGAACGACTACAGTAAATACTCCTAGAATTACGAGAGTCCAAGTAAGAGGCGAAACAGACTTAACAAACTTTTTAATCTTATCTAACATGATATCTCCTTTGAATAACTATTTATCTCAATTTTAATAAATAACTTTATGGACTACTTGACAAAATATTACAAAAATTTATGTGAGCAATACCAAGAACAATTGGATAATCTCAAAAGACGCGCAGCCGATTTAAAAGCAGGAGAATGGTGGGGGAAAGAGGTTCCAGAAGATATTTCAAAACAATATCAAAATGATCCAAAATATTGGATGGCATCATCTTCAGACTTTCGTCGTATTCGTTTTGCTCCTGATGAAATTCCTGGAGTAAAACCATATAAGGATCTTCCTCCTGATATTGATACCTTTGCAACTGCAACAGATATAAAAAAATCAATGCCAGCATATTTTAAATCTGGATTTTTTTCAAATTCACTTAATACACAACAACCAAGTACACCCGTAGATTGGAATAAATTTAGTAATATTCTTTCAAATCGTCCAAAACCAAAATTAGAACCAGAGATGGAAACGTATAGAGGAGCGCCAGTAAGATCCAAATTGGAATCAAACTCTTCATCATATGTTTCTGACAATGCATATTCGCCACAAAACACACCAGCAGCAAATCGTGAAAGTCAAAACACAAGAGACATGTTTGACAGAATGTCAGGAAATCGTCCTCCATCATATTCATTGACACGAAATACTGTCCCACCACAATCTTACGAAGATCAAGAACTTGCCAGCAAGATGAGACAGAACAGAAAAGATTCACTCAACAGAATGGCTGCGGGACAAAAAGAAATCACAGACATATGGAATGAGGCAGGAGAAAGAATTAGAAAAATTTATGCTCCAAAACCAGATCCATCTAAAATGACTCCAGAACAAAAATCAGAGCATATGGCAAGAACTGGTGACTCAACTGAACCAGTAAAGAGAACAACAGAAGAAATTTTAAGAGATGCAGAAAATGCAACAAAACGTTTAAGAGCAATATTAGACAAAACCAAACCAACAGAATCACAAAAGAAACCAGAAGTAGCCTCTCCAACTTTACCACCAGATGCAATGGGAGCAATTCAAGCAATGTTAGCATCTGCAGCAGAATCATCAAAAAGAATGGTAAAGTAAAAATATGGACTACTTAACTAACTATTACAAAAATCATTGTGAGCAATTACAAGAACATATAAATTTTTTGCAAAATTTATTAAATGAAGAAGATGACAAAATTAAAACACGTTACGTTTATGATGAAGATGAAGATTTTGTAGGTCCACCACAAACTTTAAATTATGATGTATTGCCAGATGACGAAATTCAATACAGAACTCAAAAGATAGAACAATATACAAAATTAGGACACAGAAATAAACAAATTTCAGATGCTTGGAATTATATTTCCAAAAATAATTCTGATCCTGTTACACTTAATAAAATAAAAAATGAGTTTGAAAAAGAAATTTATAAAAACAGAGAACAAACATTGAGGCTTGGTGATGAGATATGGAAAAAAGGAAAGGATCGAAAATACGTCGATCCAAGAATAGCAGAGATAAATGCAAGAATCAATAGACAGATGACAGACAGCGAAGAAAAGCCAATAAGTTAAAAGTATTGTAAATTTTACAATGAACCTTTTTGGGCCTTTTGGGGCCCAAAATTTTTTTATGCCATATATGGTTTTTGAGATATGGGGGTCGTTTTTATAATCAACCTTTTTGAGGGTTTTGCTGGCCAAAAAATTTTTATACCATCAAGGATTTTAAAAAACTTTGAGAGAAAGAGAAACACGACGCTATCCCCGAAACGTTTCACAGTTTTGAAATTTCTGAAATTTACTGTTTGGACCGGCTCTCCTGGGCCTCAGAACATTTTTTCAAATTAATATTTGCACCCATAGCACAGCAGGCCCCCTGTGTCAAGGGGCCTGCCGGAAGTTTATCAAATTATTTCCCGGGTTAGTCCTCGTAGGGATCGTAGCCTGGGCCGTAGCGATCCTCGTAGCGAGCTGAGTACTGCTCTTCCTGCCACGCTGAGTTCAGGTAGCGTTCCGAATCGTAGGCGCTGTCGTTCCTGTGTCCGGGGGGCACGCCGTCGCAGTCGTAGCACGGCTGGCAGATGCCGATCTCCTGGGCGTCCGTGCAGGCGTCGGTGATGGGCGCGTTGCAGAACGCGCAGGTGCGGGGGGTTTCATCGTTGGTGGTGCTGAGGCACATACGCAAATTATAAACTCTTCCCGGGTGCTGTCAATACCTGGTGCTGCGTGAAATCAAAAAAAATCTCCGGCCCTCTCCCGCTCCAGACATTCGGCCCGTGTAACGGGCAGGGAGCATTGGGTTCGGGGCCGGAGATTTGTTGAGCTAGGGCGGGGGGCTTACATCTCGCCCCATCCAGCTGAGGCCAGCCAGTCGTTGTCCGCGTCCCAATCGTCCTGCGTCATCATGCCGCAGGCGTCAGCGAAGCCGTCGCTGTCCGGGCGCTCGCAGTACTCCGGCTCCTCATCGGAGCTGCCTTCGGCCAGCCGCACCTCGGGGCCGTCCTCGGGCTCGGCGGGCTCGGCGTCGTGCACGTCGCCCTCATCGTAGTACTCCTCACAGCCGGGCAGGTCGAAATCGTCGTAGTCGCGTTCAGGGGTGCTCATGCGTGTATTGTACCCAAAGCCCGGTGAAAGTCAACCCCCCTTTCCCAATATTTTTTCATTCTGAAAGCCGGCCAGGTATGAATGGCCGGCCCCAGGTGCCTGGCCCGATAACCTGGGCAGAAATATTTCTAATTTCACCGGGCTACCACCTTGACCTAGGCGGAGAGTCTGGTACAATTCCCGCATGAACAGCACCACCTTCAGCTCCGCTATCGACATCGTTCACAGCACCTCCCGCACCGTTGACGCGCTCCGTGGCCCGGATCGCGAAGACCGCATCGGGGAGTGCCGGATCGCGAACCGCAGCAACTACACCCGCATCACCTTCGACGGCCTCGCGTCTGCCGCGTTTATGATCCCCGTCGGCCCCTACGCTGCCCGCGTGTGGTCGTCGCCGGAGGCTTCCTTCGGAACCTTCCACTTCCTCGGCGGTCCCGGTGAGGACGCGCTGGCCTGCCTGACGCCCAGCGAGATGCGGGCAATGGCCTACGGCCTGCTGGCTGCGGCCAACTGGGCCGACAGCAGGGACACGGACCGCAAGCAGGCGGAACGCCGTCCCGCCCGTCCCTGCCCCTCCCAGGCCTAACCCGATGGGGGACGGGAAAGAAATAATAAATCTTCCCGTCCCCCTTGACACGCCCCGAACATAAGGTAACATTCAGCCATGACCAAGCACCCGACCTTCGACCGCATCCTGTTCGCCCTCTGCATCATCAGCGCGTGGACGCTGCCCAGCATCTTCCTGTGGGCCTTCACGCAGCCGAACGACCTTCCTCTGTGGTGGAACGGTGCAGGCATCATCTGCTCCTGCTTCCTGTTCCTCTGCGCCTTCGTGATGACCTTCGTCATCGGCGGACTCCGCTATGTCCTGACGGGCAGCGAGTTCCCGGAGGACACCAAGTAACTGGGTGGTGCCAGCAACAACTGAACGGGATTCGTCCCTGCCCCGGCTTCGGCTGGGGCTAGGTTGTTTGTGGCGGGGCCGGTCACCAGGCTACTATCAGAAATCGCCCTGCGATTTCTGATTTATTTGTGGATGGTGCGCCTGAT